GTTCAGGAATGAAAATGTATGTTATTGATAGTGTAACTGGTGAATATCGTAGAGGTTGGAATAATTCTACAGGTTATTCAATGTGTGTTGCACCATTTGGTGCCAATGATATTACTTTTAATTACAATCATAATTCCGATTCTATTACTACTCGGGTATCGGCGGGAAGAATGAGTTTTGAAGAAAATTTTCATTCATATAAACTTGATAATTATAATCAAGGGGGGAACGGTATAGCATATGGTCCAACCGATGGTGGAACTTTAATAGGTAATTTTGGTTATCATAATGGTATGTTTGATATAACTCAACATACAACTCAATATCCACGACTTTATCAGGTAATTCCGGGTGCATTAACAATCGCGGAGGTTGAAGCCTACAGAGGACCTGCCGTTGATGATTGGTCAAAACCACAAAATTCAGGCTTCGAATATAGTGATCCAAAGACATGGAGTAATGTCAACCCACCTGAATCTGGATGGTAAAATTATATAACAAAGGAGTATACAATAATGGCGATAATTAAAGTTACATTTGATGAAGGAGGGCTTGAGTACGCGGATGATCCAAACGGAAAGTTTGAAATTGATGACACTCTACCACATCCTCACCGTTGGCAAGTTAAAGAAGGTGTATTAGTTGATATTTTTGAGGGTCTGTCTAATGATGCTATTCTAGCTAAGATAAAAGCAGATGCTGATGCAGAAATAGCAGGAAAATTGGCAGAGCAGAAAGATTTCATGAAGAAAATGGTAAAGGCTGATACAGGTAGATTAATTGCTGCTACGGATTGGAAATTAGATAGAGCACGAGATACAGGTGCTGATAATACAGATATACTAGCAGAACGTCAAGCACTTAGAGATAAATCAAATGTTGTGGAAGATGCTATAGATGTTTGTAAAGATGAAATGGATATACAAAACTTTCGATATGAAGGTGAAACATTAGAAATTAAAGAACCCTAAATTATAAAGGAGATTGATTATGAATGAAGTAGTAACTACACCAGAAGAAAAAGTAGATTATGCACAAACTATTATTAATATTCTTCAAACAAGATTGAATGAGCAAATAGCCCAAAATATTCAGTTGGAAGCAAAATTAATTAGATTAACTGAGAATGTTAAAACTAAAGTAGTAGAACCAGACTCAGGAGATAAGGGAGATAGTTAATGGCATTAAATCAAGTAGATATAAGTATGATGGAAGATATTCCCGCACCAGGCCCTGCAGGAAAAATTATAATATCTGATGGAACAGGTTGGATAAGTGGTCAAAATGCACCAGTTGGTTCAATCACAAAACAAGCGACCAATCCAACCCATCTTGATCCAGCGACACCTGATGTTGGTGATATGATATTAAATAACATTACAGGAGAATTGTGGTGTTGTACTACGGTTGCAGCTAATGATAATATCTGGAAAGCTACAGGTGATGGTACAGGAACAATTGCATCAAACTTACCGCCAACTAATCCAACCGATGATATGCCTGATTTAGCAGAAAGTAGTACTACTACTCATACCTTTACTGGTGGTACTGATTCTGATGGAACAGTAACTCATTACCATGTTGATAATATATCTAATAGTTCATTATTAGCAGTTACTGCAGCAGAAGTTGCAGCTGGGACAGCACATGAATTTGTTACTCAATCAGTTAATGCACTCACAGCAGTAACTTTTAGAGTAAGAACAAAAGATAATGGAGGTATTTATAGTTCTGGCATAACTGTTTCTATAAACATAAACGATCAGTTTCCAGCTCATTTTTTGATGATGGGTGGTGGAAATACAGCAGGAATAGGTGGAGGAGGAGCAGGAATAGCCGGTGGAGGAGGAGCAGGAGGTTTGCGTACTTCTTACGGCACACATTCTGGTCGTCTTTCTACACCAGAAGCACAACTTGATTTAATACCGGGGACTACTTATGTAATTACTGTTGGTGCTGGTGTTGGCGGTGATTCATGGCATTATCATTATAGTGAAGATACGTCTATAGTTGGTGGTAGTGTAAATAAAGTTGCTGAGGGAGGAGGTTGGGGAGAAGGTACTTCGGGCGGAGTTGCGTATGGCCCAAATAATGAAAACCCATTTACTTTAACTGCAGGTGGTAATGGAGGTTGTGGTGGATCAGGTCGTACAGTTGCTGGCCAAGGTACTGCAGGACAAGGGTTTGATGGAGAAATAGATATCAGCTGGACCATGGGTGGTGGCGGAGGTACTGGTCAAGAAGGTGGAACTACTAATACATATGGCGGTAATGGAGTACAAGTTGACATTGATGGTAATAATTATTATTGGGGTGGCGGCGGAGGAGGTTCTGGTCATGGCTCCACAGCTGGAAATGGAGGACTCGGCGGGGGAGGCGGCGGATCGTCTTACGCTGGTTATACTTTTGGACAGGGTGGCGGCAGTGCTTTAAATCCGGGAGCTAACGGAGTCGCAGCTGTAAATGGACCGGGTGGTAATGGTGGTGCAAATACAGGTGGAGGCGGCGGAGGCGGTTCTGATTCTGCTGCAACAAGCGCAATAAGTGGTTCTGGTATTGTAATGTTAAGAATGGCTACAACTAATTTTAATAGTGGTGGTGTTACAGGCGGAACATCTGCTACTATAGGTGGCACAGATACACTAATCACATTTTTAGGTGATGGAACATACGTTGCATAGGAGAAATTAATGGCACATTTTGCAAAATTAGATAGAAGTAATAAAGTTATAAAAGTTCATGTTGTGGATAATTCTGTTATCACCGATGAAAATGGTGATGAACAAGAACAACTTGGTATTGATTATTTAACTAAATTACATGGTCATAGTTGGTGGAAACAAACATCTTATAATCATAATTTTAGAAAAAATTATGCTAATAGGGATTATCAATATGACGGTTCAAAAGATGCTTTCATTCCTCCAAAACCGTTTCCAAGTTTTGTATTGAATGAAACCACCATGAGATATGATCCACCCGTTGAATATCCTAAAGATGAAGATACAAGTTTACCTTCAAAATATGTTTGGGATGAAGATACTATAAGTTGGAAGGAGAAATAAATGGCAGTATCTACGCGACCACAACTGATTGATTATTGTCTAAGAAGGCTAGGTGCCCCTGTAACAGAAATCAATGTAGATGACGAACAAGTGTCAGATCGAATAGATGATGCAATTGAATATTTTCAAGAGTATCATTTTGATGGTGTGGAAAAAGTTTTTCTTAAAAAGATATTAACACAAGAAGATATTAATAATGAATATCTAACTGTTGATAATGCTATCATTAGTGTTCTCCGTGTACTTCCTATTCCTAATTTTAATGCTTTTCAAACAGGATTCTTTAATGAGGAATATCAATTACGTTTAAATGATTTAGAAAATATGCAAAGCTCAGCAATAATTAATTGGGCTATGTCACAAACTAATTTTTCATTAATTGAACATTTATTTTCTATTCAACCAACGATGTTGTTTAATAGAAAACAAGATAAAGTATATTTAGAAACTGATTGGGCGAATAAATTTTCAGTTGATACTATTCTTATTGTAGAGGCATATCGTGCACTTGATCCATCTACATATCCTCAGGTATATAATGATGCGTTCTTAAAAAAATATGCTACTGCCTTAATTAAACAACAATGGGGAAGTAATTTAAAGAAATTTACTGGTGTAGTTTTACCGGGTGGTATTTCATTAGATGGTCAAACAATATTTACAGAAGCTACCGAAGAAATTACTAAAATGGAAGAAGAGATGAATTTAAAATACGAACTTCCACCTGATGGGATGATAGGTTAATGGCCTCAAATATTTATTTTCAAAACGCAACTGCAGATCAAAATTTATTAAATGAGATTAACAGAGAGGTTATACAACAGGCTGGTATAGATGTAGTATACTTACCAAGAACTCTAGTTAAAGAAGATACCGTATTAGATGAAGATGTTATATCTAAATTTGATACTAAGTATGATATTGAAATGTATGTTAAGTCCTCGGATAATTTTGGTGGAGCTGATGATGCTATATCTAAATTTGGTATGACAATTTCAGATGAACTTATTTTAACAGTTCATGCTGAACGGTTTAAATTTGTAACGGGTATGGGTACACCCAATGAAGGTGATCTAATATGGTTTCCGTTGGCAAAAGAATTATTTGAAATTAAATTTGTTGAAGACGAACAACCTTTTTATCAAGTCGGAAAGAATTATGTCTTTGACTTGACATGCGAACAATTTAACTATGGTGGAGAGAAAATTGATACTGGGGTTGCGGTTATTGATCAGATTGAGTCTGATAATGCGTATTCAATTGATATATTAATGACTGTTGGTGGATTAGGAACATATCTAGCAAATGAGAAGGTATATCAGGGTATTACATATGAAACAGCAACCGCTAAGGCTATAGTTTCATATTGGAGACCTGATACGAGGAAATTAAGAGTTCATAATATTGTTGGTACTTTTGCAACTGATTCATATGTTACCGGTAATTTAAGTGGTGCAAATTGGAGTGTAACTTCCACGGATGACCAATTATTACCAAATGATGGTTTTGCTGATAATAAAGTTTTGGAAACAGAGGGTGATAGTATACTAGACTTTTCTGAAATGGACCCATGGAGTGAGGGCGACTTATAATGTTCGGACAACATTTTTATAATAAAAATATTAGAAATATTGTAGTTTTATTTGGTACAGTATTTAATGATATTAATATACAAAGAACAAAATCAGATGGAACGGTTGAACGTCAACTTAAAGTTCCTATTGCATATGGACCTAGTGAAAAGTTTTTAGCTAAGTTAAATCAAAAAGACAATTCATATAGTATACCGCGGATGTCTTTTGAAATTACGGATTATGCTTATGATCCTACAAGAAAATTACAGACTACAAAAAAATATAAAAAAGTAAAAGATGCAAGTGTCACAGAATTAAATACGATATATAATCCAGTTCCATATGATTTTAATATTACTTTAACTGTTATGGTAAGATATAGTGATGATGGTTCACAGATACTTGAACAGATTCTTCCATTCTTTACACCAGAGTTTCATGTTGCTATGAATGAAATGTCTACTATGGGAATAGTACGTGACATTCCAATTATTTTAAACAGTGTTACAACAGAGGATACTTACGAAGGTGATTTTATAACAAGAAGGGCATTATTACACACACTTGAGTTTACTGTTAAAGCACATATATATGGTAAGACATCTGATCAAGGTATTATTAGAGAGGTAGATGCCAACATTGGTGCTATTAGAGAGGTAGATACCAACATTGGTGCTAATCTTAATGATGCGAAAAATGTAAATATAAATATTACACCTAAAGCATTGACTGACTTAAACTCTGATGAGGTTATTGATGAGGCTGATAATGTATTAACAACACCAGCCAATGACTTTGGATTTATTGAAACGATTACGGACTTGCCATCCGAAGATGAGTTCCTCAGCTAATGAATAAAGACACTGTAGTAAAATTAAATAAAGTATTAGATATTTCTGGTGATCTAGTTAAAAGGGAAAGAGATAAAGCACCAAGCGTAGAGATAAATACACAAGACCTTACTTCTGAATATGAATTTTCTCAGGAGCAATATCATACACTTATAGACAAAGGTAATGATGCACTTGAAGAACTTTTAGCAGTTGCAAAGGAATCAGAAAATCCTAGAGCATTTGAAGTTGTTACACAATTAATTTCTAGTTTGACGAATACTACAAAAGAACTTTTAGTTTTACAAAAAACAAAAAAAGAAATAGAAAAAGAAACAAAAGATCCTTCGACAGTTAATAATTCTTTATTTATTGGATCAACAGCAGAGTTGCAGGAGTTACTATCAGCTAAAAAGAAATAATATGAGTGACCAATATTTAGGAAATTATCTTTTAAAGAGAGCGGATGTTCAATATAATTTTACAAAAGAAGAAATTGAAGAATATATAAGGTGTCGTGATGATATTATATATTTTTTAGAAAACCATATGAAGATTGTCCATGTTGATGAAGGTTTAATTCCTTTCAGTCTTTATCCCTTCCAAAAAGATTTAATACAAACTATATCCAAAAATAGAAATGTAATTGTAAAGACCGGCCGACAAGTTGGTAAGTCTACTACTACATTGGGTTGGTTATTACATTATGTTCTTTTCAATCAATCTAAGACGGTTGGTATTCTTGCTAACAAGGCCGCCACTGCTAGAT